CGGTCAGCGTGCCGGTGATGCCACCACTGGCGGAGAGTGTCGTAAACGAGCCAGCGGCCGGGGTCGTATTGCCGATGACGGTGTTGTTTATCGACCCGCCTGTGACAACCAGACCGGTGCCAAGGTTTACCGTACCTGTGGCTGTCAGGTTGGTGAATGTACCGGCTGCGGCCGATACGCCGCCAATTACCGTACTGTTTATAGTACTGCCGGTGATGGCAAGGCTTTGTAGAGCCGATGACGCGATGATCGCATCGCCTGCGGCATTAATCATGGCTACCTTGTAGCCGTTGCCCGTAAGTGTAGGCAGCTTGTCGAAACCATCGGTAATCAGCTCAAGCTCCGCCCGCAGCTGGGCGGACGAGCCGGGAGAGTTTGGTGTTGGGTAAGTAGCGTGGTTGTAGTAGCTGTTCGGCATTATCGCAGTCCTCTACGCATTGTGTAATGCAAGATGATGTTGTTTACAGTGAACGGCTCAAGAATTGCCGACACAGAAGAAATTCGTATCGCCATATTTTCTGCAGAACCTTCTACTGATATTTCAGTAGGCGAGATGTCGGCGCCATCCCAAACAAAGTTATCCCAACTCATGCTGTCCCAAAACGTCGCACGTAAATCAGCATCGTAGTCAGCATCAGCAGGTTGAGCCAGATAAATAGACCTGTAAGCAAGGTCATACCCAAAAGCAATCTCTGCGTATGAGTCCCCTGTCATTTCAACGCTGGCTTTACGATAGCGCTTAAGCATGCGCGGAGATTTAGTGCTGTTGTAAACAAGGTTAAAGTTTGCTGGAATCGGAGACCCGTCAAAGCTTGTACCGGCGTCAAGTCGATACACATAACCGTCAGTAGAACCGAAGAATGATGTAGCAGTCCCATCCGGCGATTCGCCTTCAATTGCGCAAGTTACTGCGTGCGAAAACTGAATAGGCATGGCGCCTAAAACTTTGCCGTTCAATATGGTCATGTAAAGCGCGGACTTATCCGAAAAGAAAATTCTGTATTGACCTTTTTCGCGGTTCACCAAACTAGCGGTAGCAAGGTTTCTGCGGGCTTGTATAAACGGGCGAATGTTCATAGACAGCGAAGCCGGCAGGAAGTTACCAAAGTTCAGCGATGTGCCGAGGCTCATCACGCCGCGATCATCAAGCACATAAGCGGTGTCCATGTTCTGCGCGGTGTGAGCGATGGCGCCGGTACCAGTGTTGAATGTGGACAAAGAAAACGTACTGGAATCAGTGCCGTAAAGAACTGACGTGTCGTTTCTTGTGTAAACGCCAAGCGCACCGGACGATTGGTCGCCCGGCAAAACTATTAGATTAGTAATGTCAGCGTTCATTGCGAGTTCACCGGCGCCAAGTAGCGTAGTCCATTTGTAGGGATCGCCGAGGGCAGAAAACTGCAACGAAGCATCAAAAGATAGAAACAAATGTTGCTTATGAAAAGCAAGATGTTTTGGTTTATCTACCGCCATGCCGGTGCTTATTGGCACATACGTTGTGCCGTCAAACTCAAATGCGCGGTTGACTTGATCAGTGCCATACAGTTTGTAGTTTTGTGTACCGCCGCCAAAGTTGGCGATGACGGTTTCTACGTGGCCATTAGGAAGTAAAGTTATTTGCGTTTGAGTTCCTACAGCATGCGCGTGTTTAGTGCCGTCAATATACAAATGCTCGCCGTTAACAAAAGTACCTGTAGTGCTAGATAAAATAAGCCTGCCTGCGGCGTTATTTGAGCCCCAAGTTCCTGTTTCATGAACTACTCTGGCAACAACCCCGGTGGCACCGCTGGTTAAGCCAGTAACTGTTTCGCCGTCAAATATCTGCGAACTGCCAGTATTAAAACCAAGCTCTTTACCGAGCGCTACTTCAACCCATCCAGCTGGACTGGATTTGTATATTTTTGCGCTTGCGCCACCAACGACATTACGCCATGCATAAACGTAGCCTTTGTAATAAGCAACTCCCCAGACTGAGCCTGACCCCGGAACCGTTTGTATATCAGCTCTGTAATCATCAGCAGCTAAGGCTTTGTAGGTAGCGTCCTCTAAACCGTCGGCGGATACACCTTGAACTAAGGTAATTGTTCCGACTACTGTTGCGCCTACCGTAATCTGTTCACCCGATAAAAAACTACCGACTTCACGGGTAATGATTACGTTGCTTCCTGATAAAGCTATTACCTTACCAGTTGCAGCAGAAGCACTGCCGGTAATAGTGTTACCTAACGCTACAGTTCCGGTAAGCGCGCAACTCAGTAGATTGTAGTTAGCGTCGGAAGGATTAGGTCGGCCGTCATACCGTTCGTATCCAGCTATACGGGTGTAGCCGCCGGTAATAGAACATTCAAAATTAGCCGCGCGACGCGCAACACCGGGAGGCAACGACAACGTAGGCGTGACTTGATCCAACCCTCCTGCAAGCCTTATTAGATCGTAACTGACTGGAGGAGTCTTCAACGGCATGTTATGTCCTTAAGCCAGCGGTGGTCCGCTTACCGTATCCGGCAATTGATCAATATCAAGGTTATTCATCATCCGCTTAAATTCCATTTCGCCTTTTTGGAAAACTTCTGGCGCGGCTTCGTAACCGGCGTAGAACATCATCGCGCGATAAACGATAGCCATGTGGTAGCGATCAGGGAATGCATCAGGCGGCGCATCTGTTTCAAGCACGAACTCTGCTGGCTTGATGTAATACTCACCGCTGATTACGTAAGGAATATCAGGTATGGCGCCAAAACCAAGACGTTTTGTCGGATCAATAGTGACTACAACCGGCCGCGTGTACGTAGTTCGCATGTTGGCGTACATGTACAGATTACGGAAAACGGTGTAGTCCATGTAATTCATCAGCTGCTCATCGCGGTAAAAGTTACCGACCGATGAGCAGCGGAATGAATCACGCTTCCAGTTTGCAAATGAACTTCCTACCCCGGCTTGTGCTGCAGTGTAAAACTGCTGCTGAGATACAGTGTTAAATTCAAACGGCTGGCGCATCCATTGCCAATCGCCTTTCACTGTCTGGATATCCATCCAAGCACTATTAACCCAACCGGCAATCCTTGCAGATTCGCCGGTAAGATTAGTGACGCTTGTCAATGGCACGCTGGCGCCAGACACGCCACACTCTACTCGCGTGCGATTGATAAGCTGTAGAAAATTCACGTTGGCTCCTGATTAAGCGGGTTCAGCCATTACGTTTGATAGCCAAGCACGGCCGCGAGGGTTCTTGTCTTCCACAACTTCAAAAGGATAGGCAAGACCATGACGCGCAATCATCTCGATTTGATCAGGCGCTGCCGGGTTCAAAGTACGTTGAGTGTATTTGGTCTCTTTCATGCGAGCCAAAATCTCTAAATACTTACGCCGGATTTGGGTAGGTACGCCACGAATGATCGGCTGATTTACACCATTGCAATTAACAATGATATGCGGGGCTTGGTTCTCATCAGTAGTCGAATGCACAAGCACAGTAACGTGCTCATTCATAAAGGCTTCGTCAGACGCCATCTGGCTAAAGTCTTTACTTTCGGCCACGGTTTCAACGACAGGCTCATCGTCAAGAATTTCAATGCCTTGTACTGCAGGTTTCTTTGCCATCGTTATTTTCCTTATGTTGAAGTGACTGCCAAAAAAGCAGGCCGCCTAAAAACTAGACGGCCTGCAAACCCTCTGGTTAGAGAGGACGGCAACAGCTAAATTACTGCGCGGTACCGGGCATAACGCTTGCATTGATGTACGTGGTGGTAACACCAGTTGCATCAGCGTTAGTCGAACCGGGGGTGAATGCGCCAGCGGCGGAGCAAACAACCTTGATCAAACCGCACAATGCGCGGTTACCCGGATTCGTAGGAACTGGGCAAGGATCGCCGGTGTTAACGATAGGACCTTGTGTGGTCGTCACGTTGCCTGACGAATCAAGCCAAACACCAAACAGGCAAGACTGAGAAGCTGCCAGCGCGGTGTGACCCGAAGAAAATGCCAGATTGTCAGTAGCCGTCTTTGCATAAAAAAGGCCATTGATCAAAAAGGTAATCGTGTTGACGGTTTTAAATTTAGTCTTGTCAGTAGTAACCGCAAGACCGCCAGAAGTCAGCGACATGTAGCCGCTGTTAAATTGCTCAAGATTGTAAGACATGTTCCTTCTCCTTATTAGGAAGTGGTGTTCAGAGTAACCGCCGTCGCCGTAGTAGGAACGGTCGACGCGTTGTAGTCAGTGCGCAGTTGATTAAGACTGGTTTTAATGGCATTTAGATCAGTCAGGATGGAGGCTAACAAAAGTGCCAGCTCCTGACGATCAATGCCATCCGCCAATCTATTTACGCGGGCATTAATGCTTTCAGGCATGGTGTATTCCTTTCAAGTAATACCGGGGCAAAGCCCCGGCGATCGATTACAGAGCGGTGACACCAGCTTCGATGCGGGCCATGAAGGCGTCGTTTAGACGCACAGTCGCAAACCATGTCGAAGCACCTACGTAGCCAAACTGGCCAAGTGGGTTGGCGTGGTTAGTCTGGGAAGCCTTCAGGACAACAGGCTTAACAGCCTGCATGCCTTTCAGTGCAACCTGACCCCAAGCATCTTCACCGATGATGATGAACGGATACACGTCGACGTTTGCTGCGCCAACCGATAGCATGCCGTTCAGGGTGCCGGAACCAGCGGCGCTGAACGGGACCAACAGAGGCGAGCTGATGAAGCGGAAGTCTTCACAAGCGCCGATCTCGCGATCGTGGATGGGCTTGAACGAGCCATACTCTTCAACTCGGGTAAAGCCGGCCAGATTACGAATGTCGGACACAGCGTCAGTGTGCACAAACACGATGTAAGCAGGCTGCACTGCGCGGGTACCGAAATTCACGCCGGGAGCGAGACGCGAAGTCACGCGACGCGAACGGTTCGATTCCAGCGTACGTGCTGCTTTACGCAGAGCGTTCAGGCTGATGGCGGTGTTAATACCAGAACGGCTGGAGCCGTTTGCGTAGATAACAGTCGAACCTGCTTTCAGAACGCCGTAACGGACCATCTCCATAACTTCAGCAAGGGTCTCGCCAGTTAGCTTAACCATCTCGCCGGGGATGTCGTCTTCGTACAGCTGCTCAACTTTCGAGCTGTACTTGAACAGAATACCGTACTGCTGCAGTTGCACCGACACGTCTTGGAAGCTGATCGTGTTGGCGTTCGGGGTCACGCCTTCAGCCAGCACGAAGTTCGATGCTTGGATGTTCGGGGTGCCGACGTAGCGGTTGGAGCCCTCGATCACGGTGCCGGTGGTCGATGCGCCGAATGGCAGCGTACGACGGAAGACCAGCGTGTCGGTCGAGTTCTGCGGCATCTCGCGCTGGGTACCGAAGTCACCCAGAACGGTGATGGGCTGGGCGTGCTCCAGCATGCCTTGTGCGGCGCGAATGAGGTTTCGCGACGCTACGGTGGAGTAATTTTGAATAGTCATTACTATTTCCTTTCAATGATTAAAATCCGCGCTGCGCTCGTGTTTTTTCGCGCTTTGCGGCTTCATAGTTCCAAAGCTCTTCCGGCGACATGTCGTCCAGTGTTTTGGGCGGCGGGGTGTTGCCGGGTTTACTCGTCGCAGCTGCAGCTAAGCGCTGCTCTCGCTCTTGCTTGATGTCCGCAGCGGAACGCTTCTTCGTTTCGTGGAACAGGTCCAGCATACGAATCGCGTCCCGTGAAGAGGTGCTGTCAGCCAAAGCACGAATCTCCGGGTTTTGTACGGCATACCACTGGGCGAATTCCGGCGTGTTAATGACGGTCTTCCAGTTCTCGTACTTACCCTCGATTCGGGCCTCTTCCATAAGCTTCGCCATCTCGGCTTTGGTTTCTGCAACCTTCGCTTGCACGAAGTTCGCAACCTGCTCCGGTGACAGAGCCTGTTGCTGTTGCATACCGCCTAAGCGTGAGTTGACGAATTCTTCAACTGCATCACCCCATTCGGGGAAATCCTGCTTGAGCTGCTCCCATTTCTCAGGGTTTTTTGCAGCGGCAGCGATCTGGCCTTGCGTAGGTGCGGCAGTGTCACCAACAGCTTGTTGGGCACGACGCGCCTGCTCAGCCTCACGTTGCATTGCGGCCACGCGACCTTCAGTAGTCTTAACGTGGTGCAGCAGTTGAGCATTGGCTTGCTTCAATTCGTCGATCTCGGCCAGCTTGGCTTTGACGACATCAGGAAGTCCGGCCAGTGGATCAGCTTCTGGTTCGGGTTCAGCGGCTGCCTGAACATCTTCAGCAGCGGGTGCAGGGTCTTCGTCCTGAATCTGCGGCGGTTCATCTTCCGGCACAGCGGCCAATGCCTCTACAGCGGACGATGTGTCGTCGGCTTCGAGTTTTGCGGCCTCTTCATTCCAAATGTTCTGCGCTTCCTCCGGGGTCAGATTTTCAATATCCACGTTGCTCTCCATTTAAAAACCGCCAGCTGGCGGTCTACTTCATACGACCAAGCGGGACTACTCGTCCGGCTCAGCCACCACACCCCGAGTTGCCGCATCGGGCAAGTCGAGAAATCTCTTCAGCATGCGTATCTCGCCCCGCAGGACAGCTGTGTCTAGGTCGGAGAGCCCCACAGCGTCGTTCTTATCGCGGCAAGCCTGCAGCTGGGTTTCAGCCCAGCGGCGAAGCATGTGCCACGTAGCAGATTGATAATCGCTCATGCAATAAAAAAGCCGGCTTTCACCGGCTCCCTCAAAAAATTAGGGCGCAAGGGCCCTGCGCCAATTCTATATCCAAGTGTCAGATTTATGCAACATTATTATTTTGTTACCTGCTTCGGATCACTTGGCCAATCAGGCCGCGCTCAATATCGGACCAGCTGGGCTGGTTGACCTTCTGCAGCTGCGCCCGTGTCGGGTCTGGCGCCTGCATGCCGATCGGCGCTGGCTGCGCCGGCATCTCGCCGGGCGCTTCAGCCGCATAGGACCGTGGTGCTTTGTAACCGCCGCCGACGTCCAGTGTTTGAATACCCGCAGGAAGCGAACGGGAACCGTAGGCACCGCTGGTAGGCTCGTATGGATTCGGCGGCGTATACGTGGTCTGCGTTTGTCCCATGCCGTACGGATTCTGTGTAGTGGTCTGCACCGGTTCAGGTTTGGGCAGCTTGGCCGAAACAATCTTGCCTTCGCTGTTGACCGCCATCAGCTGGTTGTCCGGCGTATAGACCAGCTTGTTCCCATTCTCGTCCATCACGAATGACGCGTTGTAATACTCGACCGCTTTGTTGTATTCCTTCGACTCTTTGTTGTAGTCGCGGACGCGGCGCAAATATTGCTGGTAAGCCTTTTCGTAGCTTTCCAGCTCGCGCTTGAGAACTTTGCCGCCCATCAGATGCCTGCTCCGGTCTGAATCCGCAGCTGCTGTTCAGCTGCAAACAGCTCCTTCTTGCTGCGTTCTTTCATCGCAGTGTCAGCCAGCTGGGCCTTGATGGTTTCCAGCGTGATGTTCTGCTGGTTGGCCATCTTCAGCATCTCGATCTCACGCATCATCTGCATCTCAGCCATGCGCATTTGCGCTTCCTGCTCTGCGATTGCCTGACGCAGCTGCAGCTCCTGCAGGTCGCCTTGGTTCTGGACCTGCACCTTCTGCATGTCTGCTTGCGCGCGCAGCTTCGCAGCCTCAATGCGCGGGTCTGGGCCCGGGCCCTGCGCTGCTGCTTTCTTCTGCGCTTCCATGATCTGGTCGATCTCTTCCTCGGGTTTGAAGACTTCGGCCGGGTCAATGTGCTGCGCCTGCAGCGCTTTCTCGAACAGCTTCTTCGTGTCGAGGTAGATGCCGTACACAGGATTCGCGCCAGCAGCCAGCAGGTTCAGGAACGCCTGATTCTGGATGTCGCGCACCAGCAGTGCGCTGGTACCGCGTGCGTCGACGGTGAAATCGCCTTTGATCTCTTCGTCCTCGTTGTAAAGCATGTTGTAGTCGTAGTAGCGACGGATGTGCGGCTTGGTCACCATGTCATCAAACTGCTTGACCAGTCGACGCAGCACGACGTTCGCAGAGTTCATCAGCATCTGCATGCCGCCGACTGTGTCTGGCGCTGCGCCCTTCTCGCCCTGCGTGATGGTCGGCACACCGGTCTCGGCGTCTGCCAGCTCAGTGGCCATCTTGATGATGCCGGCCAGCTCCGTTTGGTGGCTGTTGAACTCGAACGTCGCGAACGCTTTGCGCACGTCGTCCATGTCGTCTGTCGCGTACCAAATCTTCCGCGCTGAGAGCTGCCACTGTTTGTCGGCGGGCCGTATGACGCTGGGCTTGACGACGATCTGCGGGCCGGAACTGACGCCTGCGTTGTCCATCATCTGACGCCATGCGGCGTTCAGGACCTTCTGCTGACTGCGCATCAGATACGGGATGCCGTAGCCCCATACCGAACCAGCAACCTTTTCCCAGACGTAGAAGTCGTACGGCAGATCGCCGCCTTCAAGCGGGTTCAGGAAAGCTTTGACGACGGTGTTGTTGATCATCACCACACAAGCGCTGACAGAACGCAGCTCGTCTTTTTCGCCCGGGTCTACGCCGGCGGCAACCATATCGTCGTGTTCGACTTCGCCCCAGTAGGTCCATTGCTCGTAGACGTCCTTGGCCATGTCGCGCTGGTCTTCATCTTTCAGCTCTTCCATGGTGGCGGACTTCTTCGGGCCTTCCTCCAGCACTTTGCGCAGCTGGTCCTTCATATACCCGGGCTGCTTGGCCAGATCACGAATCTGCTTGGCGGTCAGCTGCTCGCGCTCGTAGATGCCCTTGCCGTTGTGGATCGACTCGCCGCAGGCCGGGTCAGGCCATACGTTGCGGGGGTCGACGCGAAACGTAGCAGGGCTGCGCTCTTCAACGACCTCGATCTGGTGGATCGTGGCGCCTGAGATGTCGGTGTACGGGCGCCATGCGCGGCGCACGCGGTTGATCACAATCGGGCCCTTCAGCACGCCGGTGCCCAGCACAGCAGCATCGTGGATCATCTTGCGCTGCTCGCCGTTGAAGTCACACTCGACCAGCTGGTCGTCGATCTCACGGGTCATCGCGTCAGCCTTACGCTGAGCCAAGTCCATCACCTCGCGCGCGATGTCTTTCATGCGTAGCTGCTGCGGCGGCTGCATGGGTGTGACATTGCCCGGCAATGGCATACCCTGCTCGGGCGGTTGACCCGGTACTGTGATCGGCGCCATCGATGGCGACGGCATCGGGCCTTGCGGCATCGGCGCCTGCATCTGCAGCTGGCCACCCATGCCAAGGTGCCGGCCAAATCGCTCGCTCACCTGCGGCGGCATCTCGCTGATCGGGCGGCCGTCCTTGGCCATCTGCGACAGATACGGGTCAGGCGTCGGCTGAATGCCCCAGTTGCGGTCATCGGTGGGCAGCAGAATGTCGGCCAGTCGTGCCTCGGCGGCGTTCGTCTTCTGCCGCGTCATGCCGATGAAGACAGTCGACCGGTGCGGCTTCGCGTGCTGCGTCGTGACAGGGTAGCCCTGTTCGACAGACGTCATCATCTGGCTGGCTGCCTTGTTGACGTTGTCCTTCGCGTTGTACTGGTCCTCGTCCTGAATCCAGCGCTTGTCAACGCCATAGGCGTAGCGGCTGCGTACCCATTCGTCCCTCTGCTTGGCCAGATTGTGGCCAAAGACCTGCAGCCGCTCTTCTGCCTTCAGGCGCTGCTCTTCTGGGTCTTCGTACTCGATTTCGACGTCGACTGCTTCGATCTGGTTTTGCATGGGGTGCTTCCTCGGTTATACGGGCCTCACAGCGCCACGGATCAGTCCTGTTTGCTGTGCTGCTTGGGTTGACTGGGTGGAGTACGCCTGCGGCGCCATGGCAGGCGCTGGGGCACTGGGATTCGGCGCAGCCATACCGCTGGACACGCCGGCGTCCATTGACACCGGTTTGACCGTCGCCTCCGCCGAAGGGGCGCGCGACAGGTCCGGCTGTTCAGAGACGCCCGGCATGTTCAGCTTGAACTGATTGCCGCTGACATTCGCAATGCTGGTTGGCTTCGGGGGTTGCGGGTTGAAGGGGTTGTTCTGGCCGCTGAAGTTCGCAAACTGGTCCGTCTGCGGGGTCATCGACGACATGATGTTGGCCGTATTGGTGGCCGGGTTGAATGGATTCTGTGCCATGGTCAATACCCCATATCTTGGTCAAGCACGCCGAACGACAGGTCGGGTGCGGGCATAGTGTTGCGGCGAAGGCGCGTCTCTGCCTCTTCCTGCGTCTTCGCATACCTGCGCATCATCATCGCGTATCGAGTTGCAGACATCAGGTCATCGGTCAGTCGCACGATCAGGCCGTCTTTGCGGTGATACAGACGGAACTCTTCGAACCAGTCCTGCAGATGCGCGAAGACCTTCAGCCGCTGGGTCTGCATGCGGGCCAGCATCTCGGCCACGCCGGCTTCGAGGCCGTTGCTGCCATCCTCGAATGTGGCGCGGTCCTTGGTCAGGTTCAGGCCCTGATCACGGTATTGCTTTGCCAGCTGTTCGCCGGAACCCTTGTCGCGCTGCAGACCATCGTGCGGCCAAGCCACCGGCACCCACTCGCCCCGGGCACGAACAGCAGCGGCATGCATGATCGGCGACTGGTCTTTGACGCGGTAGCAGTCAGTCACGTACAGCACATCAGCGTCACGGTCCCATGCCATCCACACCACAGCAGTGGGGTGGTCGATACCGAAGTCGATGCCAGCGATGCGGGGCCAGTGGGACGGGATCGGAAAAGCCTGCACCTTGATGCCGTCCTCGACAATCGGGAAGACCCGGCCGGACCCCAGAATCGGGATGCCCTTCGCCCGTGCCTCACGTTCATGCTCAGGGTACGACGCAATGATCGCTGCGCGCTGCTCAGGCGTGTAATGCTCGGCGTCGTCGATCGTCATCGTGATCGTCGTTGCGCTTTCCGGCTTTTCCAGCAAGAAGCGCTTGACGACCTCGGACATGCCCAGCAACGGCGTGAACGTCACAAACACCAGACCGCCGGTCGCGTTCGTACGCGTCAAACCTTCAGAGTAAATCGATGGCGGCGGCTCTTCGTCAAACCAGACAAAGTCAACTGTGTCGGCCTGCCATTTCGTGCGGCCCTGATCGTAGGAGTTGAACTGGATCACGCTGTCTTCGCCACACACGTGCCGCACCACAATGCTGGACACGGCATCAGGCACACCGGCTTTCATGCTGGTGTCGCGCAGGCAGTCATGCGGAATGGCGCCAGTGCCCCACTCTTCCTTAATCTCGGGCGGGCCAAGCAGCAGACGCTGCACGCCCTTTCGCGTCAGTTCGCCTGACTCGGACCCGACCATGCTTCGCGTCGCATAGGGGAAGCGGCGGCCGGTCCACCAATCAGGGTAACGGCCAGTCGCGTGCATTGCTGCTTCAAACGCACCGGCCCATGTTTTGCCCAGCTGGTTGCCGGCCATGAACAGACGTTCACGGAATGTGGCACCAGCCGCGTGGAAATCCATCTGCTTGCTGTAGGGCTTGTACGCTGCCAGCCGGTTACGCTTCGCGCGGATGTCCTTCAGCCGCAGCAGGTCGTACAGCTCTCGCTTGTCGTCCTCGCTCAGCTTCGTGATGTCGATGTTTGCTAGGTTCACTTCATCGCCTTCTGCAGCAACGCGCTCAGTCGCTGGTCCAGCTGTTCGCTGGTCAGCTCCAGACTGCCGGACAGCTTGACTTCGACTGCCTTCAGCTTCGGCTGCGTGTATTGCAAAATCTCCGACAGCATGCGCGCGCGGACGTCTTCGTCAATCGCGTATCGGCGCAATGGCTGTCCTGTGGCGGGATCGATTATTGGCTTGCCGTCCTCATCGAAAAGGGGGCGCCCCTTGAGAATGCGCGCGAACTCGATCGCTGGATCGAGCCCCTCTTCCACCAGAGCCTCGGAGACTGCTTTGAGATTGATCTTCAGCGGATGCTTGTTGCCTGTGCTCGACTCAATCGCATGACGGCGATTGCCCTTCGGCCCAGCCGCCTGCAGGTCTGCAGACGACGCCAGCTTTGGGGGCGCGCCGTTCAGCTCATCAAGCCTTGCCGCGTCTTTTTTTCTGGCCATCTTGCATCGCGCTCCGTATGAGACCGCCGCCCTTGTCGGCTGCATTGAAATCCTGCGCCACCTTCTGTGGGACGCCCACTTTCTTGGCGAACGCAGGATCGTGTGCAGCAGCCGCCATGAGACGGGCCTGTTTCGCGGATGTGCTGGGCATCAGACTTTGATCTTGCCTTCGATCACACCGCCACCAAAGCCGGGCACGCTTTGCTTCATGCCGCCTTTGTACGGGGGCTGCGTTGCGTTCGTGCCGGGCATCGGGACCGACACTTTGGCAGGCAGCTCGCCCTTGCCTTGGTTTTGATTGCCGCCGCCACCGATTGGCGCGCCAGACTTCAGCTTGCCAGCGACAGCACGTGCCGGGTTGCGGCTTTGTTGAGTTGCGTAGTCCTGTTCCATGACGTTCTCCTGAGTTAAGTCATAAGGTTAGATTGAGGCGGGCGCTTCGATGCCTCTTCGTTCCACATGGACTCCATGTCAGGCTCGCCGCCCTCCATTTCGCCAGCGTCTTCGACTGCGTCAGTCATCAGCTCGCGCACAGCGCCCACTGCCTCTTCGACTGAGTCAAAGTCCATCGTTTCCATCTCATCCCCGGCTTCACCCGGGCTCTCGGCCGTGACGGTCACGCGACCATCGTCAGCAACTTCGATTGTGATGCGTTCCATCAGGGCTCCCAAAAACAAAAAGCCGCTACAGCTGAGCGGCTTTTCAGTGGTTTTGCAACGAAATTTCGGGCGCAAGGTCCCGCGAAAAGTCTAGTCTTTTCAGTTTTGCACGTCAAGCGGTGATTTTCAGAAAATTTTTAAGCCAAAAACATTAGCAAAAAAGAAAGCCTTTGTTGTTTTAAAACAACGCACGAAAAAAGTAGTTGACAGTGACAGTCAATGTCACCATACTTCAACTCAACAGCTGACCGGAGCTGACCAAATGCCGGGAACCGAGGCGGACGCCAGCAAGGACAAATCGGTAAACCTAAGCGCAGGACGCTTAGGCGGCGACGCAGGCGGCCGATGACAGCCTGCACATCTTGAAGGGAAATAAACATGTCACACGAACTCACCACCCACGCTGATGGCCGCGTCGAATTTGCTTATCTGGCTTCGGACGGCACCCCATGGCATGGCTTGGGTCAAGCACTCGACGATGGCACCAGCCTCGATGCTTGGCGCGAAGCCGCTGGCATGGACTGGCGTATCCAGCGCAGCAAAATCCGTTATGCCGTAAGTCACGGCGCATCGGCTGACAGCCTGCTGGAACTGCCTGATCAGCACGTTCTCTTCCGCAGTGACAACAAAGCAGCGCTGGGCGTCGTATCCAGCCGCTACCAAGTAGTCCAGCCGGCTGAGGTCATTGAGTTTTTCCGCGACATCGCAAAAGCAGGCGGTCTCGAACTGTCGGCAGCCGGCACGATCTACGGCGGCAAGCGGTTCTGGGCAACAGCGAAGATCGGTGAAGCTTCCCCGGTGTCTGTACGCGACACGATCGGCGGCTACATCCTGATCAGCACCAGTGCTGACGGCTCGCTGGCTACTGAGGTTCGACGCACTACCGTCCGCACGGTCTGCAAGAACACCCTGCAAATGGCCTTCGCCGATGCCAAGGCATCCGTCAAGGTCTCGCACCGGTCGGTATTCGATCCGGATCAGGTCAAGCAGTTCATGGGCCTGAATACAGCTGCATGGGATGCCTTCCGCCACCAGATGGGTCAGCTGGCCAACATCGACCTGCACGA